TGGCAATACTTTTGGGTTTAATGAAACTTTGATTGGTGGTACAGGCCATAACCACAACGGTAGTACCATTAAGGCTGCTTCTGGAACTTCGGCGGCACCAGGGCTTTCATTTTCTGACGATGCAAACTTAGGTTGGTATAGGTCGGCGGAAAATGTGATGACGTTCACCGCTGGCAACAGTATTCGTTTGCATTTAAGTCAAGATGGCATGTCGAACTGGCCCGGTTCAGTAACCCTTCCGTCATATTCCTTCCTCAACGACGCAAACACCGGTATGTGGCATCCCGCAGCCGACACTATTGCTTTCTCTACTGCTCAATACGAGCGGGTGAGGATTGATAGTTCTGGTCGTCTTGGAGTTGGTGAGGATAATCCAAGTTATACGATACATTCTGGTGGAACGATATATTCTGCCAGCACGTTGTATGCTGCCAGCAATTCGTACCATAATGGTGCATGTTCGCCGTGGGTTTCAAATTCGTCCAATTTGGGTTCTACAAGTTACTATTGGGATGATTTTTACCATTCAGGTAGTACTCAGACATCTGATGTGAGTTTGAAGGAAAACATCGAAGATGCAACGTATGGTCTTGATTTCATCAATACGTTGCGTCCTGTTACATATACGAAGAAAACTGGGGGGACTGGAAGGAATGGTCCTAGAACACATCATGGGTTTATTGCTCAGGAGATAGAGACGTTGCTTGGTGATGATGCTGACCATATTGCTTTGTGGGCCGATGGGTATCATCCGGCGGTATCTGCTGAAGATGATCCTTCTGGTATTGCTCAAGATGAGGGACATGTTCAGGGGCTACGTTATGTTGAGTTCATTCCTATTCTCACTAAAGCAATACAAGAATTGGAAGCAAGATTGGCTGCTTTGGAAGCCTAAAAGTGGTATAATGGAGGTACAATGAGTGTAAACTACAGTAACTATGATCCGCAAAGCTGGTCCTTAGGGACGCCTATAACTGCAGGTAGATTGCAGCAAGTGTCAACCAACATTTCTGAGGTCAAATCTGCAACAGATAATCATGCCAAGGGTGTTTTAATCATGGAACAGTGGACTTCTCCGGTTGGTTCGGTAGACACAGACGGCGTGCTTCATACTGGTTTAACGGGAACTATTACCACTATTGCAAATCTGAATGATGGGGTTCAAGGTAATCAGACTATTACTTTGGAAGCTGCTAGGTGGTATAGAGTTGCATTGACCATTCCAGATATTACTCTAGGAGCCGGCCATCCAGGAAGCTGGTTTGAGATAGTAATTGATAAGACAGTATCTTCAACTACTACAGGTATTGGTAAGTTTGCCGTGATGACGTCCAGTGCGGATGCAACAGCGAAACATTTTGGTAGTGGAACATATTCAACTCTTATAGACACTGGTGCTGGAAGCACGACTCCCCATGAGTTTAAAGCTACAATCATACATAATGGTCGAGATGGAAGCAACTCTGCTGCGTATGCTTTAGCAGCAGCGGGAACGGGGCCGTTACAATTTTGGGTGGAAGATGTCGGAGCCTCAGCGTAGAACGCTAGTATCCCGTCGTAAAGACTTGAAGTGGGGCAGAAGCGCGCGCGAGGGTAAAGGTAATAGTAACTGGCATGGCGGGAAGTATTTTGACGATAAAGGATATGTGAGAGTTAGAATGACTCAACATCCTTACCAAGTGCATGGCTATGTTTACGAGCATAGGCTTGTTATGGAGCTTCTTTTAGGTCGCCATCTAAGATCTTGGGAATCATGTCATCATATAAATGAAGTAAAGGCAGATAACCGAGCAGAGAACATATATTTATGCTCCGTATCTGAACATAGTTCAATTCATCGTGAAGGGCATAATCATACAATGGAGCATAAAGACTACATGAGGAAAAAAATGAAAGGCAAAGCGTCAAAAAACTTTAAAGGAAAATCTAAAAATATTATCGAAATGCGCCAGTCAGACTCCGATGGGTGATATCATGGATACATCCCATACAGGAGATGACATGCAACAATGTGAAGGCGATGGATGTGAAATAATGTTTACATCCAATAGTCATAATCAGAAATATGCAGATGCAAGATGCCGAAAAGAACAGGAGTATAATATAGTTTGTAGTCATCGTCGTGAATTAAACGATTTTGGCGTTCCAAACAACCCTATGGATGATTTAAACATTACAGATGAAGTAGAATTGAAACTTGCTTATACTAAGCTAGTTCAAGAATACGAAAAGGTTAAAACTAAAAAGGAAGATCTGTCGGCTGCGGTATATCGTGCAGTTTCGGATCAGGCAAATAAGTATCAGGTGCCATCAACACCTTCGCCTGTAAGTGATAGGCGAACTAAAGGTGAAGAGGTGGCCGTAGCGGTTTTATCAGATTGGCAATTGGCTAAGGTAACGCCTGATTATAATTCTTTGATTTGTGAAGAGCGAATCAATAAATATGCCGATAAAGTTGTTCATCTGACTGAGATACAAAGAGCTGATCACCCTGTGAAGGATATTCATGTTTGGGTGCTTGGCGATATTGTTGAGGGGGAGTTAATATTCCCGGGTCAGAGTTTTCTTATTGATGGTGGCTTGTATCGTCAGGTCACTATTGATGGACCTAGAATTATGACATCATTTTTTGATAAGATGTTGGCTAATTTTAGGAATGTAACTGTAACCGCTGTCATTGGTAATCATGGCGCTATTGGCGGTAGGCAGAGAAGAGATCATGATCCTGAAACAAATGCAGATAGAATGCTGTATAGGATCATGGACCTCATTTACAAGAATGAAGAAAGAATTACTTTTGACATTCCTGATGGACGAGGTGAAGGTAACTGGTATGCTATTGATAGAATTGGTGAGTATAGTTGCTTGCTGTGTCATGGCGATCAGTTTAGAAGCTTTTCATCCTTCCACCCATTTCAAAAAAAGATATTTGGGTGGAAAGTTGGGGCTATCTCTGAGGACTTTAAAGATGTTATGCTTGGACATTGGCATACGCCAACTAAGATGACATTCAATACAGTCCAATGTAGAATCTCGGGTAGTCCTGAGTCTACTAATGAATATGCTATTGAAACACTAGCGGCAGTAGGCAGACCATCACAGCACTTGCAATTTGTGCATCCAGAAATGGGTATTGTGACGGCTGAATATACATGCTGGCTAGAAGATTAGGAGGATAATAATGAGTTTATATAAGGATATTATTGAGCGGGCAATTTGGACCGCTGCGCAGGCCTTTTTGGCTGTGTTTACGGTTGGCGACTTGTCATCAAGTAAGGCTGCTGGTGTCGCTGCGATGGGTGCTGCTATTTCGGCTGTTAAGAGTATTGTAGCCAGCAAAATAGGCGATCCGTCTAACGCTTCTATGGTAAGCTAATGAAGCAAACACCACAGATTAAAATACATATAAAATGTCCTAATTGTAGTGGCAAAATTATGGAAGGGCAACGTTATAGGCAATCAATAGAATTGTCATGTTTGATATGTGGTTGGAGAGTAGAACCATTTATAGAAAAATGGGAACAAGATAAACAAAAAATATATAAGCGTATTGCGGATGAACGAACTCGACAAGATAAATAGTCAAATAAATGTCCAGGTAAAGGGCTTTTATATAGATAGAGATATAGTTGTTAAAGCTATTAGATACCTTAAACGAGATGGAAAAGTATTATTCAAGCGTCTTGATACAGGTGAAGAATATCTTGAAGACTACAAAGGTTCAGCTTTATTTCGTAAGCGTATATTTATAATTGGAGAAGTGGCAAAAATGGTTGGCAGGACAGTAGGCACTATAAGGAAGTGTGAAACTTCTGGCCTACTGCCTGCCGCCAGCCGCTTTCAATATAGTAACAACGAATATCGATACTATACTTTTGATGACATTAGAAACATAGAGTCTTTTTTTAATTCTAGAAAGGTCGGCAGACCGTTGAAGGATCGTGTATACTCACGTAAAGATCTGAGCAACAAACTCAGAGAAGCCAAGAAAGGAATATTATGAATAGCGGTGAAGACAATCATGTTTGGGTATCGATTGGGATTACCAAGAATTTGGGAAACTATGAATCGATGCGTTTAGATGCTGGTGCCAAAATTGCCGGTGATCCGCAGGATGACAAGTTGTGGAATAAATTATGGGAAACCGTTGATGCACAGCTTGAAGCAAAACTTGCGGAAATAGATAAGGGCAATGCTGGATGAACGTGATGCATTCGAGAATTGGCAATTATCTGCTTTGTGTCGGGATCATAGTCACCCTTATTGGTGGACTAGCGATTCTGTTGTTGAAGTCGAAAGTGCCAAAGCCGTTTGTATGGAGTGTTCAGTAAGAGTTCCATGTATAATAAATGCCATCACCGACCCGTACACCGATATGGTAGAATTGCCAGTGATGGGTGTGTATGCGGGGATGTCAAGATTAGACATGTTGATGGATACTTGGGAAAGGATAAGTGATGTCTCAGAATCAAACTGGTGCGGACCTGATAAAGTTATTGAGACAGTTATCAAGCGAAACCGGTAAGTTCTTTCTTCCAGATTTAGGAAGAGAAGAAGCGGTAGCGGAGAGCTTGATAGATGCCTATAGATATGATGACTTAACAGCGTGTGCTAATGAATATATAAAAAAGTGTGGTAGCCCTGTATTGGTATTTAGTTTTGCTATGGAAGTGCCATCTATAATACAGAAAGCCATTACAGAAAGAGAGTCAAGAGAGAAGTTTCGTTCGATTGTCCAAAAGACAAAAGAGAGAATGGATCAGCGAAAGTGAATTATGAGGTCAAATTACTAAATGCAGTATTAGATTCGGGAGACTATGTTTCATGTCAGAGTGAAAATATAGGTAGGGTCTTCATTAATTATAAGGATGTATGGTCCTTTATCTCGAGTCATTACGATAAGCATAATAAGATACCGGCTAAGACAGAGATAAAGGCTCACTTTCCCGACTTTGAGTATCTTACAACAACTGAGCCTTTGGCTTATTACATTGAACAGGCTAGAGCGGAGTCCATGTCTGTTCAGACAAGAGAGTTGATTATCAATACGCATGATATGCTTAAGAATGGCGGTCCTAAGACCGCTTTAAACTTTTTGCTATCTAATGCGAGTAAACTGGTTAAAGAAAGTACAAACCTAAAGGATACTGATTTAGTTGGTGAGTGGCGGGAGAGGGTAAGCGAATTAAAAACCTTATCCGAAACTGATAATCATGGCATAATTGGTGTACCTAGCGGTATATCGGTTATTGATGCTGAGTTTGGTGGATGGCAAGCAGGGGATTTTGTTATCTTGCTTGGCTGGACAGGGGTAGGCAAGAGCTTTGTTGCTCGTTTGTTTGCCGTTAACGCTTGGCTGGCTGGTTATCGTCCAATGATTATCTCTTTGGAGATGAATAAGCAGCAAGAGTCTCAGAGGATTGATACTTTACTTAATAAGGGCAGGGGCTTTTTCACGCATTCTGATCTTGTTAGGCCTAATGCTGAGGTTGTAGACTCGTATCAAAAATGGGCTGAGGATACCTTTACAGATATGCATCCGTTCTATTTGATTACGTCAGATGGATTGGATGTTGCAGATCAGCACATGGTTCAAGCGAAGATTGATCAGTATAATCCTGATTTGGTTATACTTGATTATCACGGCTTGTTCGATGACGCTAGTGGCGCTAAGTCTGAGACTGAGAAGGCTAAGAATCTATCTAAGGCTTTCAAGCGAATGGCGGTAAAGAATAATGTTGCCATTATTGATGTGGCTGCTGTTACTATGCAGGATGGTCACTCTGAACGTCCACCTGAATTGGAGGAAGTTGCTTGGAGCAAGCAGTTGGCTTATGATGCCGATTTGGTTCTGTCCCTGCACAGGGAGATGGACTCTAGTATCTTTCAGGTGGTGAGTAGAAAAGTACGTCGTTCGACTCATTTTGGATTTTATCTGAATTGGGATTTGAACACTGGTGAGTGGAAGGAAGAATGGGGTGTCTGACATTGTGAAGAAGTATAGCGGTGTTTCTAAGGATGTTGAATCTATTCTTAGACTTAAGTCTTGGATTACAGATGAAATAACTGAGGAATTAAAAAAGACCGGAGTGGAGGTAGTTGAGTGCAAATTCCAGTGGTCATATGATCCATCCACTGAGCATTTCAACTATACAGTCAATGCAATCGCTTGAGGTTTCGATAAAAGATATTCTTCATAGAGGCGCTGTTTCAATCACCAGTGAGATGGGTACTGAGATAATTGCTTATTGTCCATTTCATTCTAATATGAATACACCGTCGTTCTCTATCAATAGATATACAGGATTATGGCAATGTTTTAATCCTGAGTGCAATCAGAGGGGTGGTATACGTTTATTGAAAAAGCTTCTCTTAAATGAAGACTATAGATCTGATAATCATGTATCGGAAAGTTATATTGATAAGATTTTAAATGATGTTCATGAAATTAAGTCTTTTGAAGATGTTGATGAGCAGATGAGTAATTGCAGAATTAATTATGATACTGCTGATGAAGTGTTGCAACCTCTAATAGATAGGGGTTTCGATTTAGAGACATTGACTTATTTTGAGGTAGGTTTTTCATCTGCGAAAAGCAGGATTGTTATTCCAGCAAGAGACCAATTCTTTCGATTGGTTGGTTTGATAGGCAGAGCGATTACTAATGATCAAATACCGAGGTATTTATATAGCACTGGTTTTCCTAAGAGTAAAATCTTGTATAACTTGTGCAATGCTAAATCTTTTGATGAGGTCATAGTTGTGGAAGGGAGTCTGGATGCTATGAAAGTGCATCAAGCAGGCTACCCTAATGTCGTGGCTACTCTTGGCGCTATCATTACAGAGGATCAGATGGAGTTGTTGAAGAACTATTTTAACGGCATCACCATAATTCCTGACAATGATGACGCGGGTCGGGCCATGAAAGATGCTATAATGGTAAGGGCACGCGGAAAGGAAATATATCTGGCAGAATGTCCAGAGAATTTCAAAGATGCTGCCGACTTGAATAGCAAACAAATATATA